TTGCTAAAACCATAATCTTGGCCATAAACTACTTTACCTACTTGCTTAAATTCTCCTATACTCCAATCAGTAAATATAACACCCTCAGCTTTATCTAGCCAAGCACCTTCTATTGTATGCTTGTATCTGTTTGGTCGTCTAACCTTCATTGTTTCAATCTGCTTAATATAGCTTTCTGAAAGGTTGTCAATGTTATCTAAATATGTTGTGTGTATATATGTTGTATCTTCTTTAGTTATGTTACTACCAGCAGAAACACCCCTATCTTCAAACCATCTCTTATAAATGAAATGTTCTTTGGTTGTTGGATTCAATATTAATATAACTCTATTCTCTTGTATTTTATTACGAACACTTAAATCTATTTTATCAAATATATCCTCATCATTAAGTTCTTCTGCCTCATCCATTACCCAAGTAGTAATACCAGTTAATGATTTAAGATTTGCAGTCTGGTCGCCTGAGCTTGTTTTAATACCACGAAATATTATCTTACTGCCATTGCCAGTATTTATTATTTCATCTTTAGTTATTTTGAAGCGGTCAATAACTCCAAGCAGTTCTAACTTTTCTATAAATTCAGGTATGATACTAATACTGGCTGCTCTTAGCGTATAACGTGTAAATAATATAGTATGTCCAGCTTGATAGGTTAATAGTAATAGTACAGAGTTAACAGCAAATGATTTGCCAGAACCACGACCACCAGTTACAATAAAGTATCTAGCAAATGATTCATCTAATACTAAATACTTTTTATTGAGCTTTAATCCGTGCAATGATATTTCTAAAATCGTGGTTTACTTCTTCTGAGGTATGTATATCAACAGAATCTTTCTGCTTACCATAGATGCTATCTAATACCATATTAAGTGCTTGATGGTCACCTTTCTCAATAACCTTTTCTATAACAGCCATAGCCATACGATATTCATTAGACATCCATACTTCTTCACCAGTAACAGGGTCAATTCCTTTTGTCCTAAGTTCTGCTAATTCTTTGAGAATTGTGCTTCTATTTTTAGCACCTTTTGGTTTACCTTTAGGATTACCGCTTTGGCCTTTCTTCCACAAAATTAAGTTTTCTTCTTTTGACATTTGGTCTGTGTATTATCTGTGTATTTCTTTAAAAACATTAATAGCTTTTTTTCAATTGCTTTTACTTTCTCTTTCGTATTCATATTCATTATATAATCTTCTCATTGTATCTACTAAACCTTTAACGCAACTACCACAACTTGATTGTTCTTTATTAGTTCCAAATACTCTATTGTGTATTATTAGCAATCCTTTTTGTTCGCTTGCATTTACTACATTCTTTTGTTGATTGAAGAAACCTTTTAGATATACATATTCATCTTCGTTAAGACATTCTACTTTGTATGGAAATAATTTATTAAGCTTTTCTTTTCTTGCATCACATCCGCAGTCTTTACCTAGTTTGTCAAATATCCATTTAGTTGCTTTTTTTATACCAGTTTTTTCAGTGAACTTTTCTACTGAATCTCCTAAACCTTTACTCGTCATTAATTTTTTTTTTAATTTCTTTAATACAATTGTTTATAGTTCTCCATACTACAACGTGAGATATGTTAGTTGCTGCAGATAGTTTTCTAATGCTATGAAATTTCTTTCTATATAAATTAAATAACTTTCTATCAAACCAATAAAATTCATTTACTATATCATCTACTACTTTTTCTATGTCTACATACTTTGTGTTATCTGCTTCTATAATGTTTTTAAGGTCTTTATCTATTAGTAAATCTTTATCAACTCTTATAGTATCAATAAATATATTGTGCATCATCTTATATATAAACGCTTTATTTAAAGAATCGTTATATAGAATATCATTAATTTTTACTTTTTTACTATCTATTTTGCTATGTAAAGCAATATAAAAGTCGTGTAATAAATCTTTTGCTGGTATTTTACTATTGCTACTTATTTCCTCAGCCATAGATAGCCAAGTTTTTTCATCTTTTACTAAGATGTGTAATATATTATTTACTTCTGTACTCATCTAATTCAAGAAGTATATTTACAAAATCATCGTATTGTAAAGCAATGTAATCTTTTTCAAAGTTCTTAGTAAATACTACTACTGGTGTTTTTAGTGTGCCTCTTGCATCTCCTTCACTTTGTTCTAATGCTTTCCAGATATTAAGTTTCTCTTGGTTCTTACATTCCCAGCTATATTCAGATAGTATGCCACTTGTAGTCATAATATCTCCTTTAATACTTAGTCCACCAGAGTTTGGTGTTCTTCTTATATTAGTATCAAATTTCTTAGCTAAATCTTTAGCAATTTTTAATTCGAATCTTTTACCCTTTTGATTTGCGTTTAAACTCATATCTTTTGAAAATGTTTTCTTATTATTGCTCCAAGCTCTGCATTATTAGGATATATTCTACACAAAAAAGCAATGTTGTACTCAATAGGAGAATCATCACTATGGTAGTGAGAGTCCTTTGTTTGTCTGTATTCATTTAATGTTCTCTTTTTACTTTTCAAAATATTTTTTTATTATCACGACAATTAAAGCACCAGAGATAAAACTAGTTATGTGTGATGTGATTAACATTAATAATATAGTTTTCATTTTTTAAATGTATTAAATTTTTTCTTTAGTTCTGCAGTTTCTTTGTATGCTTTTACATTTTGCATTGTTAACAATGTTTGTTTGTTTTTCATTTCATCTAACATTAACCTCAGCTCTAACATACATTTTAAGCTACTTTGAAGCGTTTCTATCGCATCCAATTTACTTTGTGTTATCTTACCTACTTTTAAACCTTCTTGAGCCTTTAAAAGCAATATTTCTAATTTGTTCTTTATTATTGTATAATCTAAATCTGTCATATTAAAACATTCTTATTTGTTGTTTGTGTTGTTCTATTCTTTTCATAGCTGCTTCAAAATATTCTTTATCTAACTCGCAAGCAGTTAAATCAAATCCTAAATTATGACAAGCAATAGCAATTGAGCCACTACCTAAATGTGTATCTAAAATTTTATCTCCTTCTTTACCATAATTCATTAAAAGCCATTCGTAAAGTTTAACAGGTTTTTGTGTTGGATGTGTTCTGTCTAATTGATTGCTATTTATTTTTATTAATTTTGAATGTTCATTAAAACTTGTATAAGCTAATTCAATTTGTGTCATAGTTGGAACATAATTCATTTTATCCCAAACAACAAAACACCTACTACTATTTAGATTGTCTAAAAAATAATTTCCACCCCAAATAATCTGATTTTTACTAACCCTAAATAACTCTGTAAAATATTTATCTGTTGGTATCTCATCATCCCAACCTTTTGTTTTATTTTGTTTTTTAAATTTAGTCATACTATTTTTTTTACTTAGTCCGCCAGTTTTTTTTGTTCCACCACCTATACCATAGGGAGGGTCTACAATAGCCAAGTCAAAGTAATTGTCTTCATACCTTGCCATTAGCTGCATATTATCTTCGTTAGTAATATTCATTGTTTTAAATCTTCTGAGTAAAGTAATTCATCACCAAGTTTTTTATCTAATGTTTTTATAGTTCTATATATTTCTATGCTTTTTCTTTTTACTTCTTCTTTCTCTGCTTTAGTAGAATCAGTTCCAAGATGTGCATACAAACTACAATCTATTTCTAAAAGTGTATCTATCTTTTTTTTATTACTCCAAGTTTTATAATTCATAAACTCTTGTATGTTTTCATATTTATATCTCATTGTTTTTGTTTTAAAATAATTCTGTTTGGTTTACATTTTGTTTTCTAGTTATTCCTACTGCTGTTTCTAATATTGTTTTACCAGCTTCATAGTCTACTAAGTTTCTTGCCATTTTAACTATTCTTTGTTTGCCTTTTACTTGTTTTTTATACTTCCAAAAATCATAATCGTGAAACTTACTTAAATTGTTTACTTCTATATGTTCACCCTCATTAGCACTAATTCGAACTTTTCTGTCACTTAGCACATTTGGTAAATTAAAGTTAGTCCAGTATAAGTGCCTACCTCTTTTTTTTGCAGGAATTAATGGTTCATAAAAAGGAATAACATTTTCAACACAATACTTTCCATTAAAATATTTATCTAAAAAAATAATTTCCTCATATAATTTCATATCAGGATATTTTGGTTCATTTTTGTGTTTTTGACTAAACCTTACTCTACTATGTGTTGGGCAAGGTGGTGAACTCCAAATAAAATCAAATTCTTTGTAATGGTCTAATAAATATTGGTGTGCATCTGCTACTATTACTTTATCATTTGGAAACCTCTCTTGGTACAATCTTGCTGCCTCTGGGTCTAATTCAACAGCAGTTACTTCTATATCTGTAACTTCATCCCACTTGTAACGGTTACCACCTAAACAAGCATATAAATTTAATATCTTCATTTTTTTTGTTTTAATACGTTATTACCACCAATTGTAAATCCTAATCCATTATTGTAATCAAATCTTAGTGGCTCGCCTAACATTGTAGGTTTGCCACCAGTTTCTTTATCTTTTATTTTATATACGTGTACTTCTGTCATCATCCACAATTTATCGTGTGATATCAAACGGTGTAAACAAAGGAAGTTGTCCACCCTGTTTGGAAAAACTTGGCCACCTTCAGAATCAGCTTTTCTTGGTGGTTGTATATGTCCGTTTAATTGATGGTCTGGTGGATATACACGCCTTGCAGCTTCTGTTTGTGGATGCATTGCAATAAACATTGTTTTGCCTGTTTTATTACAAAACTCTCTAACATCATTACAAACTTGATAGTTTCTTTCAAATTGTGAAATTCTTCTATCGTGGTTTATACCTGTGTATGGGTCAATAAAACAACCATCACAATCTTCAGCTTCAAATATCTTTAGTAATTCTTTATGATTGTAAAGTTTTCTATTATCAATAAATTTAAAATATTTACTAATCTCATCGTGGTAAAATAAATATTCATTTAAATCTTTAATTGTTTCACCTGTCCACATTTGTATTATATCTCGCTTCAATTGTCCAGCGTTGTTTTCACCTGACCAGATGCACCACTTCTTACCGTGTATTTTACTTAGTGCAGTTAAGTACCATAATATGTAATTAGTTTTACCAACATTATCTAAACCTAAAAACATATTAAAGTTGCCATTCTTATAAAGAAAGTAATCATCTAATAAACAACCAATGCCAACACCTTTTTTAATTCTACCTTCTTTAAATGCTTTTAAATACGGTACTGTGGCTTTATCTTCTAATATCATTGGTCAAGAAGTTTTTGCACTTCATCATTTACTTTTAATAAATTATCATTTGCGTAATTATCTTTTCTTTTCTTTTCTTTTCTTAATGCTTGAGCCCTGCTTAAGCCCCCCTTCTTTCCGTTGCTAACATTTCTCTTGTGTTCTACTAAGCGTTGCTGGTATTGTTCATCTAACCATTTAATACTAATAGCTTCTTCTTCTATCTTAAATAACTCAGCATCTAACAAAGTACTCCATTGTTTAGGTATTAAAGATTTAATTTGTTTTCTGGAAACTTTACATTCTTTGCTCCAGTAGTAGCAGCAGACTTTCATAAATGCACCTTGAACATCTAAGTCCATAAATGATATACTGCCTGTAATCCATTGATTAGGATAAAATTTAAAATATGGTAATTCTTTCATAATTGATTAGTTTGATTTGATTGGTTTAATATATAAAAATATTTATTTATTTATTTTTTTTAATTCATATTGTTTTATGTCATTATATTTTACTTTAATAATTTCATCTTTTTTATTCCATTTTTTTCTTGTATATATTTTATAAAATTCATCTTTACTTTCAGTACGTTCTTTAAAGGTTAAAGCATAATTTAATAAATCAATTCTTTTAAATACAGAATAACAATTTAATTCTACTATTTCAAATATTATATAAAATGCTTTTCCTTTTAACCAACCATTATTACCATTCACATTAGTTATTTCAAGCCTTACATTATTTAAATGTTTATTTGCTTTAGCATCAACGCCAAAACCATTAACAAAAAAATCTATATGACTATATCTATCTTGTTCAACTGTTGATTCTTTTACAGTGTAACCTAATAATTTTAATTTTTCTTTTAAATCATTTTCAACTCTATCACCTTCTTTTTTAGAGTAATCATATCTTTTTTTAGTAACTTCCATAATATGCTTTATTTTTTTGTTCGTATTTATAGTAAGCTAATAGCTCATCTTCATTAAGTGATTCTTCTGTATATAGTTTATCAAAAGCGAAGGATACGTTTTTTATATCCTTCACTTCTTCTTTTGGTTGTATATAATCAATATACTTAAAACCTTTCTTTTGAATTTGATATGCCTGTACCAATGAAATATAAGTAATATTATACTTCTTTGCTATCTCAGGCATCGTTTGTCCGTTCATCAACATATTTTGTACATCTAACGAACTCAAACCCAATGCGGTTAAGATTTTTGATTGTTTCATAATACTTAAAAGGGTAAATCGTTTGAAGTATTACTTGCTTCAACTTTAGGTGCTTCAGCATCTGGCTTCCAAGTATCTACACTAATACTAACATCTTTACCATATTGGTCAGCTTCATCTTTTAAATTAATATTTAGTTTGATGAATTTGTTGCCATTATACTCTTGTATGTAATCAGCGATTTTAGTAGGATTAATAGTTACTTTTAACCATTTAGGATTCATAACTTTACCACTTCCACAATATATTGTTTCTTCTTTTTTATCCATTGTTATTTGTTTTTGTTGTTTATAATCTGGCATCCAATGCCATTCTTTTTTAATCATTAAAATTTAAATGTTACTCCTACAGCTACAAAAAAACTACCTGTAGCTATAGCAAATGTATTAGGATTTAAATTTAACTTTTGTTTGTGCATAATCATATTAGTTGCACCAGCAGTCATTAAAGATAAACCACCTATTATTGCTAACTTCTTCATAATATTTCTTCTGTTTCTATTTTTACTTCTACTATTGAATTTTGATAGCCCTGAGGTTCTCCGTTCCATTCTTTGAATTTATCTGTATAATAATCGTAATCCATCCAACCTTTAAATAATAAACTATCATCTAATTTATATATCTGTACATTAAATGGTGTTGTAGTTTCTATTGCTACAATGTAAGCATCTGTATCTTTATCGTATTGGTCTTGATACATTGCTAACTGCATTTTATAATCATTATAGTATAAATCACGTTCAAAGCGTTTTCCAGCATCATTAGTAGTTTTTATATCTACTATACACTTTCTACCATTAAACGTTGTTAGAAGGTCTGCAAAGCCCTTAAAATTAACATCTTTATGTTGCCACTCTAACTTAATTTCAGTATCTACTTTATTTTGCATCATTTCAGTAAGTACTGGATGCAACATAGCGTTGTTAATTATTTTATTTGCATCATCTAATTCTTGTTGCTTAATTAGTGTTTTGCCTTCGTTTTGTTCTTTAAACTCAATCCATTGTTTACCAGCTCGCCTTGCACCTTCAAAGATTGCAAACTCTTTTGTAAATGTATCTGGCTCTAATAACATCTTGTGTATTAAAGTTCCAAATTGCATTGCATCTGTAGTTTTTAATTCTTTGTTCCAGTAAGCAAGTAAATGGTTAGGAGATTTCTTAAACTGACATAAAGCCGAGTAACTCAAGTGATTCTTTTTCATAATATAGTTTTTAATTTATTTTGAATAGGTATTGATTGCCATAGCTAATACGATTCCAAAAAATATGCTTGTCATAATAAGAGTAGCTAATTCTGTAATATTTGTTTCTATCATTGTTTCTTAAAGTTATCAGCTTCAGAATCTGAATAAATACCATATTCGTAAGCGTTAATTAATTTTAGTACTAATCTATCTTTTAAACGTTTCTCAGCCATTGCAAACATATAAGGAGCTTTACAGTTCTTAGGTGATGCTTCACCAGTACTCCAAATAACTTTGTTACCACGTTTTGCATCTCCTACTATTGCAACATCTTGGTTGCTATCTCTGTATATAGTTGGCGCGCCAAATTGTATGTTTTCTTTTGCTGCTATCTTTTCACAAGCATCGTGAGTAATAATCCACATACTTCTTGTACCTCTTTTTAATTCCCAAAAGTCATCTTTTGATAAATCATATTTTTGTGCTAATTCTTTAATTTTCATAATTTTTAATTTTAGTAAATATAGTTTTTAATTTATTCATTCTTTTTTCGTTGTATTGCATTGCAATTGTTTTTAATTGCTTGTCAATGTTTTCTAATTGTGTAATAAACCTTTCAAACCTATGTTGATGTATTTCTAAATCATTTGCTGTTAGGTGTATTCTACAGATAATACGTTTGTTCCAGTTAGCTCTTATTACTAAGTTGCGTAATCTATCCTGCAAGTATCTGTTAGTCTCGTATGCCCACCAATTGTTAATATTATCGTTGTGGTGCTGTTCGTTGTGTGGATGAGGATAATGTATCATTGCTCATTATATTTCTCCATTAAACTAAGTAATACTTCAGAATAAGATTTGTGTCCATTCTCTTTGCATTTGCCTTGAAACTTTACCAGCGTTTCTATTTTCTCTGCTGGTACGTAAAAGGTTCTTGTTGTGTATGATATTTCTCTGCTCATAATTGTTTGTTTTATTTGTTTATATATTTAAAATTATTTTTATAAAATTCTTTATTGTATGCAATAAAACTTCTTTTACAAGTTTTTACATTATCTAATTCATTTACAAACTTTCCTTCAATAACAATTTCTCCATTATTCATTTTAAAAACTTTGTAAATTTCATTATTAATAAAACTTTCTTTGTAATCTTCAAAACTTGGTATTAAATAAGGTTTTCCAATAAATTGAACTAAATATTTTTTTGTTCCGTTTTCTATAATTGATTGTTTCATAATTTTTAAGTTTATGATGTAAATATATATATAATTATAATACAAATTACAAAACACTATAAAAACTTTATTAACAATTAAATGTTAATTCTAAAATAAATGTGTAATTCTAGCTACTTGGCCATTGTTTTTAGAGAAGATAAAACCTTCAATTGCTTGGTTATTAGATGAAGTATATCCCATTTTATGATGCCAACTATCTGCTGGTGATGGACTTCTTAAACTTTCTAAACTACAACCAATTAAATCTTTACTTACTTTGTGGTGAACGTGGTGTGCAAACATATATCTGTATTTAGTTTCACTCCATTCTTTACATTCATCTGCCATTAGTAATGGTAATAAATCCCATTTAGCACCGTCTCCGTGAGTACTGCCAATTAAGTTATTATAATAAGTATAATACTTTCTATGTTGTAAACTAATATCGAAAGTGATGTTCTTGCTATTTCTAAAGTAAGTTGATATTGTATCTGCTAAACAAAAACCTGTCAAATAATCGTGGTTACTACTATTATAAACAACGTGTAAATCAGGATAGAAACTAACTAATGTTTCAATAATATTAATATATAAACGTTTTGCAATATGAAAATGCTCAAAAAACATTCCATCTGTATCCTGAACAGTTCCTTTTGTAGTTTTACCACCACTTGGTGTGTCAATATGCATTACATCATTACCAATACATAGTATTAATTTATCTATGTTAAAACCATTACTCTTTTGTAATATACCATCAACAGCTTCTAATGTTCTTTGAACTGCTATCTGCTTATTATATTCTTCACCACTTACAAAAGATTTACATAATTTACCAATGTGTATATCTGCTGGTGATATTAAAAGGCAGTGGCCATCGTTTACTTTAGGTTTAACAACCTTTTGAAAGTTTGGTGAGTATTCTTTTAAGTCCTTTAATAATTCTTCCTTAAAACCTTTTAAATCGTTTTTATTAAAATTAGGATTCTTAAAATATAAACTGGCTTTCTTGTTCTTTATCCAACCACTATGAATATCGTTAGGATTTAAACCTTCTGCTTCTGCTTCTTGTTTTAACCTTCTATAATCATCTATAATTTGTGCCTCGTCTGAGTTGAGGCGGTAACGTGGATTACCTTTATCTTTCCACCTTTTTTTGTGTGATTTCATTTAACAATTTTGTTAAATATAATAAAAATAAATTATTTAGTTTTTTTTGGAGCTTGTGCCATAATAAAAAGCAAAGATATTGCCAATAACAACACCTTCTACCATACCCATTAAATGAACAAATAATTCATTATGTAGAACTTCAGGTATATATACAACTGCATAAACTACAAACATAAAACAAGATAACCCAACAACACCAGTTACATTCATCATCCAGTCGTTTCCACCAGCTTTAGTAATTTCAACTTCGCGTTGTCTTGCACTATCTCTATCTTCTACTTCTAACTTGTATAATTCTACTAATTGCTCGTGAATTTGTTGTTTATCTTCTGGTAATAGGTTAGGGTCTTTATCAATTAAATTTTTAACAACACCTAATAAACCAGCATCAGGTAATAAAGAACCAGCAACATCTAAAACGTGAGGTGCTTTCTCAGCTAAAAACTTTCCTATTTTAGTGTCTTTTAATTGTTTCATCCACTACAGCTTTCACAACTTTCATCATCAATATTACAAGTTCTTTCTGGAACTGGTAAGTTTTCCATTTTCTTAATTAAGTCCTCTAAGTTAGTTTGATTTTTTTCCATTTAATTTATCCTTTGCTTTTTTTGATTTTGGTTTGAAAGATTTTGGTTGTAGCTCTAAATACTCTACTTCTGCTGAGAAACAAGGACACATTTTCATAAATTCGTGTTCCTCTACTCCATCACCATCTTTATCAGGTGAATAGTCTCTATGTCCGTGAATACTTGCTTGTGGATAAATGTTTTTTAATACTTTAAGTATTTTAATTAATGATGCTTTTTGTGCTTCTGTTCTTGTATCTTTTGCTTTTCCGTTAACATCTAAACCGCCTACATAGGAAATACCAATTGAATCGCTGTTACCGTTCTTAACGTGTGCGCCAGCTCTTGATACTGGTCTACCAGCATTTATTTTGCCTTCAATACCTATGATATAATGATAACCTATGTCTGAAAAACCTCTGTTTAAATGCCATCTTTTTATAGTGGCTGGACTTACATTGTTACCCTCTCTGGTAGCTGTACAATGTATTACAATTTTATTAACCTTTCTCATCTCTTTTTCTATTTACTTTTTTTTTTGCACTATTTATTAATCGCGCTTCCATCTTAACAACTTTAACCCTTAGTTGTATGTTTTCTTCAATAAGTAATTCAATCTTTGTTTCTAGCTGTGTAATTTTATTAGTAAGAATTTCAATTTGTTTAGTATATAAACTTTCTTCTCTTTCGTCTTTCTTAGCACCTATGTCAATCTTTTGCTTTACAATTCCCCATATTTCTTTAATACCTAAAGCTCCAATTAAAGTGCTAACTACCATTAAAATTGAGTGGTCTTCCATTCTTACTAATTTTAAATTGTTCATTATTCTGGCATTGGCTCTGTCCAATCGCTACCACTAAGTAGCGTTAGTGCTTCTGTTTGGTTCATAACATCACCAACAGGCACTACCGAACCATCTGTAATAAAACTTGGTGTAACACTATAAGAAAGTAATCCTTGAGTGTTTGCTAAGTTTCTTCTCATACTTTGTGCAGAGCTTTGTGAAACCTGAGAAAAAAGCACCTTGTCTGTATCGCTTAAATTAATTACTATATAACTTCTATTATTCATTTTTATTTATTTTAAAATTTTAACTTGGTGTATCTGTTACCCTGTCTAAAACGTCCATATTTACACTAAGAGAATTACTACTACTGTAAGGTGCATCTCCTATAACTTCATCTCCACCCATTCCAGAGCTTAAACCATTAGCTGAACTTCCTACTCCGTCCACTATAGAATCTTCTCCCATATTTACAGAAGTTCCATTGTTACTACCTTTTTCATCTAATACAGTCCAGTTAGTATTAAAAGAACTATTACTACCTAACTGCCACCAGCTTACTAAGTTTGAATATGCACTATGGTTATTTAGGTTAGATGGTACACCTTCGTTATAAATTTCTGATACTTGTGCTGAAGTTAAAGCTGTATTCCAGATTGATGCGTTAGAAATAGAGCCAAGAAAAAAACCAGCACTTGAATCTCTTGAACCAATAAATAAATTTCCACTTAAAGGAGCATAAGAAACTAAAGAATGATTATTAATTTCTTTTGTACCATCTACATATACATTGCAAATTGTACCACCTGAATCATATTCACAAGTTTGAACTATATGATGCCAGTTTCCATCTGCTAAATCTGTTGATGTTTGTGCTAATGTTGAACCTTGAACAAGTACTACAGAAGAACCGCCAGAAGAAGCAGCTTGTGAATAAATTCTAATAGGCGAACCATTGGGAAATAAATTTGTAAAAACCCCAACAGGATGGTAGATAGTGTAATTACTTAAATCTGATTTATTCATTTTCACCCAACAGGCTAAAGATATATTAGGAAAGGTTGTATATGCTAAATCCACATTTGTTTGAATATACTGTGAACTTGCAGAATCAAAATCTAAAGCATAAGGAGAGTAACCACTTGTAAAACTTAAATCACTTTGTACTAAATTGGCTTGTGTCATTCCTGAGCTTGTGCCATCGTTTGAATTAGTACTGTCATCAGGTATAGTCCAATTAGTACCATCATAAGTAGCAGAAGCATCTAATTTCCACCAACCTTGTAAAGATGTAAATCCTGTCATTGAAGTAAGTGGAGAACCATTATTGTAAAGAGTTTCTACTGAGTTAGAACCTGTTGCTGGTAAAGCTGTATTAAAAATTGATACGTTTGAAAGAGAGCCGTTAAAATTTAATGAACCATCTGACTTTGAGCCTATTGTTACATTTTGAGTGCTATTTACTATGTAATTTAATGTAGCTGTTGCTGTTCCATCTAAAGTATTATCAATATAAAGACTAACAGATGTTAAGTTTTTAATAGCTGTTATGTTGTGCCATTTACCATCATTGTAACTATTGGAAGTTGTCACATTGAATATCGTTCCTGAACTTGAGCCCTCTGTGTTGGTTAAATAAAACTGAAGTGTAATTTTTCCAGCAGTGTTAAAATACATTGCATAACTTGAGCCTGCTCCTGTAGTCCCTACATATAAACCTTTATAAATAATCCCTTGAAAAGAACTAGAATTTGTTTTAATCCAAGTTGATAAAGTTAAATTACTTGTTATTTGTAAACTTGTACTATTACCACAATCTATATAATCATTGGGTATAAAATCAAAAACATAGTCCTGAAGTGAAGCGTTGGGAATAAGGTAACTACTGGAATTATACGCTGATTTATCTCCTAAATTATAGCTCGCCACAGGCTTTGGAGATAAACTCATTGGGTTTCCTATACCAGTAGAGCTTGAACCATAAAGAGTTGTTACTTGGCTTGAAGAAAGAGCGTAATTATAAATGGATACTGCGTCAAGTTTTCCATTAAAATAATCAGAACCCCATCTTCCTATTTCAAGATTACCTGTATTATTATTAATCGCAGATGATATACTTGTTGTGTTTGTATCAACTGCACTACCATCGATATACAAAATTAAAGAAGTACTTGGTGTGTACGTTACAACGCAATGATGCCAAGTATTATCAGCATAAGTACTTGGAGATGTAACTCCAGAAGTAACACCATTTATAAAAGCTCTAATTGTGTTAGAATTACTTTGCCAAATACCAAAATTTCTTTGTGTATATGAGCCAGTGCCTTTTGATAATAAATAAACATTTCCTGATGGAGTAGTATTTGTTTTAAACCATAATGAAATACTTAATTCTCCAGTTATTTGTAATTCAGTTGGATTACCAGCATCTATATAATCTAAACTGGCAGAATCAAAATCCATAGAATAGTTTGAAACCTTACTTTTATTTTCTTCATTTGGCAAACGCCATTGTCTATTTGTAAACTGTGTACTCATATTAATCTCCCATTCTATTCCAGTAAATTAGGTTTGAACCTGATACTGTGGTTAAGTCTTTAGTTAAATTAGTTGATGTTGCATCGTAAATGCTTTGTATTTGTGTAGATGTTAGAGCTGTGTTCCAGATTCCTACTTCGTCTATAGAACCGTCAGTATTATAACCAGATAAAACTTCACTTCCTCCTATCCTTAAATTTTTTATTGTTGATGCTGCAAAATTTGTTATAGTATTTGTTACAGGTGTTCCAGCATTTATATATAAACTTTGATTCCCATTACTACCTCCAGTGCTTTCAAATATAAAAACTATATGATACCAAGTATTTGTAGTTAATCCTGTTGCTGTTAATTTACTGTTTGCGTCATATGACCAAGCGTGGACTGAATTTCCAGTTCTAAAATCAATATGATAGCCTGCACCATTACTTGCACTTGAATCTTTAGATATTATAGCATTATTGCCTGTGTCGTTTAAATCAATCTTAACCCAAGCTGAAATAGTAAAAGAACTTGAAAACTGTAAACTAACATCATTTTCAACATCTATATAATCTGAACTTGCAGAATCAAAATTCATACTATACACGTTTGAAATGCCACTTGCAGTTACAGCTAAATCAAATGTTGACGAATTAGGGCATCCAGCACCACTTGTTTCATAGAATATTTTATAAGATTGTATAGTAGAAGCAGCTAAATCAATTTCACCAGTAGAAGAGTTAATACTTAAACCACTAGGATAAGCACTATAAACACCACCAGAAGTAGTTGGAGTAGTTGTTAAACTTGCTGTTCCTGTTTGTGCTAAACTATTTGAACTATAAGCAAAAGTAGCACCATCTAAAGCATTTATTGTTACTGTATTATTAACTGTATTTGGACAAGTTCCATTAGTAGTATATACAACAGTATAACTTCCAACCGTTGAACTGTTTAAAGTAATAACACCTGTTGAACTATCTATAGTTAAGTTTCCAGTAGATTCACTAAATGTACCACTTTGACCAGTTATTGTAGGCGCTGGTGTTGTTAAAGAATAAGTTCCGTGATATATTGTAACACCATCATTTGGCATATAAAAAGTTCCTCCTGTTAAAGAATGAGGATGAGAAGTTCCATCACTACTTGCTGCATTTGCATCTGCTTGGTTAGCATATAAAGGATAATAACCATCTACAGCTAAAGCACCAGTTGGCATTTGACAATAAGCATTTGCTGAATAAGTTACTGTTGCACTATCTAAAGGTAATTCAGTTACTGTAGAAGCCGAAGAAGTAGCACTACATCCATTAGAATCTGTTCCTGTTACTGTATAACTACCAGCAGTTACATTTATAGCTTGTGTAGTTGCTCCAGTACTCCATAAATAAGAAGATAAACCAGCAGTTGCAGTTAGTGTTGCTGTACTACCAACACAATAAGTTAAAGTACCAGATATTTCAACAGTTGGTAATGCATTTACAGTAATTGTAGTTCCACCAGAACTTGTACAACCATTAGAATCTGTACCTGTTGCATTAAATGTAGTTGTGGTAGTAGGTGATACTGTTCTTGGATTATCTGTATTACCATCATTCCAAACATAAGTAGAAGCACCACTTGCAGTTAGTATTGTACTTTCACCATTACAAATAGTACCAGCAGAAACGCTTACAATAACAGTTGGTAAAGCATTAATAGTTAAGTTAAATGTAGCAGTTGCAGAATCTGTATCTGTATATGTAATTAAATAACTTCCTAAAGTAGAAGCATCAATATCAACAACCCCAGTAGTTGAATTAATTACTAAACCAGTAGTTGAACTAAATGCACCAGCACCAGCATTATTTTGTATAGTTGGTGTAGGGTCGCTTGCATCAGCACAAAAAGCACTTGCAGAATAAGTTATTGATACAACAGGTTGCCCTCCAGCAATATTAGTATCACCACTTGGTGAACTATCATAAACAGCACCAAAGTTATTGGTAGAATTAGCTTTTGCTTTACCAAAATCATTGCTGTTGTTTACTGCAGCTTGTCCCCATTCTATGTTATTATCTGGCATAATATATTTTTAAAGTACCCAACCTCCAAAATCTGCAACATCATCTGGATACATATCCTCTTGAGAATTACTATAATACTCAGGTATTAATCCAGCTGCATTATTTTGCATATAATCTATAAATCTGTTTGTGTAGAACTGTGCTGTAGTTCTGCTTCTTTCAACTAAGCTATCTACGTGTTCTTTGCTTAGTGCTGTGCTGTTTTCAGGATTTTTTGTATATATACCACCATTAGCAATATTTACACCAGCGTAAGGTAAGTATTCAACTAAACTCCAGTGTAAAAGCATATCTTTTATATAATCATTTAATAAAGATAAATATGGGTCAGCTAATGTATTAGCAACAATCTCTGCTTGTATTTTATTATATAAATCAGTACCAAGATAATTCTGTATGTGAATGTCTTGCGCTTGATTTATAAATGGTAAGATTTTGTCATTGTCGATGTTACCATTAGCAGCAGTAAATACTGATATATCGTGTCTTGTTACAAATAGTGCTTTACTCATTTTCCTTTATAATTTGGGTGGTGTCCATTATTAGGCATATTTACTGGTGCTTTAACTGCTTGTTTTCTACCTCTTGGTTTTGGTTCGTAACTTTTAGGAATAGTTTTACTTTTTTTGTAATCATCTAAATCATCACTACCAACTTCTTTACCTTTTTTTATTTTGTATAAAATCTGTTGCCATTTGTGACGACAATAAACGCCACCTTTAAATTTAAACAAATCATACTTTTGGTCGTTGTGCATTGGTAATTTAGCAGCTTTAAAGTTCATATCTCTGCTTGCTTTATCAATATCTTCTAATCTGTAAACAATACCAGCACCAGTTCTGCTCATCATTTCTTTGCAAAACTCTCTGCTTTCTCCACCTCTACTACTACCTTTTGCGTATTTGTATCTTACTTTATACATTGATTTATCTAAAGTAGAAAAACCATCTTCTTTGCTATCTACAACATCACTTAATTGTATCATTGATTTAGCCCAATCCTCAACACTTTCATTTTCATCATCTAAATCTCTAATATCAACAATTTCAAACTCTTCAGAATCCATTTTAACGCCTTTAAGCGAATCTAAAGCATCTTTTAATAGTTTATCACTATCTTTATTAGAAACACTCTTAGAGGCCATTATTTCAAGCTCTGTAGTTTTTTCTTCTTCTATCTTTTTATTTAGTATTTTTTTTAATATTTGTTGTCCATTTTCATTAAAAAAACCTTTTGCAATATTTTCAGGTAATTGTAAAAACTGAATTAAAAATACTGTTGCTTGTTCTTTTGTTAAAATACCTTCTTTTACTTTTGCAATTATATCAATAGCACTTGATATTTGTGCTCCATTATAAGATGCTTCTACTTGTTCAATTTCATCTTCACTTATTTCAGTAACAGGCTTATCAACAATTTCACCATCTTCTTTTATTCCAGTTTGTTCTTCAATAGCTTCATCACCTTCAATATTCTCTAAATCCATAAACTCAAGTGGTTCAATGGTTTTAAAGTAAAGATTTAAACTAATATCATTTACTGCTAATATTGCATTTAAGCTATCAATTAAAAGGTTTTGGTATGGTTGTATAACTACGTTATTAAAAAGCCTTGAGGCGTTCTCTATTTCATCAGCATTTGAACCTAAACCACCGCCACTACCATCTCTTAAGCCAATAAGTAATGGTGAAGTAACTCTATGTGTTAGCATAATCTTTTTAGAACATTCTTCACTTAAATACGTGTAATGTGCTGGAGCATCGTTTAATGGTATATCGGTTACAGTAGTAGCACTTTCGGCATTATTATTAAATGCGATTATCGTTTTTTCTCCGTAACTTCCGCTTAACTTGTTCATTACATCGCTTTTGATAGCAAGTTGTTTCTCTCTATCTGGCACACCATTGTTAAAATTTACAACCTTAGTACCACTAAAACCATTTTGAGTATCGTTAATTAAATAACAAGCTATTTCATCTTCAAGTGTTGCATAAGCAGTATTATAATCTGCTGGTGAATAATAATAAAAACCAGTTACATATCTTTTAATAATAAATATTTCATTTTGTCCACCACTACCAAATACTGGAAACTTCTTTAGTTTAGTATTTTGTTTAACTTTTGTCCAATCAGCAGAATAAAAATAGTTTTTTATTTCACCATTATCATTCATTTTTTCAGCTCTTAACGTTTCTCTTGGAAAGTGTGTTATTGCTGATATTTTATTTCCATTATAAGTAATCTGGAAACTTGCTTCACCTAATAATTTTAAATCTTGGCAAACATTTCTTAAATCGTGAGGTTTTACTAAACTTTTCATTTGTGCATACTGGTCTGGCTTTTGTGCAGAATCAGTAGCATCTAATCCTTTTCCGTATATCTGGTTAACAATACCATTAATTACAGCATTGTTTGTTGTACTATCCATATAAGCATTTATCAAACTTTGGTAATAATCATTGTTATCGCCTATTGAGACCCAATCTTTGTTGCGTTCTTCTGTGATTGTTGGTCTTTCGTATTGACCTAATTGTATTAAATGTAGATTATCCATAATATATAAATTGATTGTCTCCTGTGCTTTGTTCTATATAAACACCGTTTGAAATTTCATAGTCTGAAAGTGTTTGGTCTGAACAATACATTTTGTCTTTGAAAATTATTGCGTTATCTGTTGTATTAGTGATTGTAATAGTATAGTATTGATTTTCAACTAATGCTTGAGTAGTTGAATATTGATAATAGTAATCTAATTCAGCAAATGTTGCATTAACATCTGTAAATAAAACTTTATTTTGAGCTTCTGACTTTATCACTAATTTATAAGTTTTAGTACCTGAAATTGTTTCTCTTGGTATAAAGTTAATAATTCGTGAACCACTTGTAGTTAATATTTGCATATTTTTTTAATAAAAAAGGGGAGGTTAATCACTCCCTCCCCTCCAATCAAACTATATATTATGAATCACACAATTAATTTAATCGCGTATTTTTTAACTATTGGTTCCCACCGTAACTGTTACAGTCGCTGAACTCATTCCCGCAAGAGGGTCAGCAGCAGTACCGCCAGCAATAAAATTAGCTGGTTCTAATTCTTGACCAGTTAGTGTTAGTGAGTAACCACTCATATCACCAAAAGCAGTTCCAGTAGCTATGCTTCCACCAGTTACTTCCATCCCGTGTTCTAAACCACATAATAAGAAATTACCATTTCTATCTTCTACGCAGATATGAGGTCTACCGTAAGCCATAAGCTTTAGTTGTAAGTTATCTTCTTTAGATAATTTAGGTAGTGTTAAAGTTAATGTTTCTTCAAAGAATGTTGTTCCATTCTCTCTTGAGGATGTAATAGCAGTTTCCAAACTATTTGTTCCTTTTAAATCATATTGTAAGGCAGTAATTGTACCTGTCATATCTGTAATTTCATCAGCAGTTTTTGTTACAGTTCCTAATTCACCAAAATCAATGAACCAAGCTCTTACTATACCACCAATAACATCTTTACAAGGCACTTTTCTACCAGCTGTTAAATCACAAGCCATATTGTTATTGTTTTAAATTAAGGGAGCATTTCAGCTCCCTAATTATTATTTTATTTCTTAAGCGTGATAAAGAACTATATCAGAACCTATTCCGTAATTTACAGCACTTGTGTAACGCATTATTACTCTAACATTCTGCGAACCATCAAGGTCACTCATATCAAGCACCTTCACTTCGTTCATATCGTTCAATAAACCAGTACCAAAGTATAGATTAGATTTTTGTGCAGCCATTGCTGTGTCATCAGCTAATCCATTAGCAACGAAGATTTTTACACCATCAAAAGATAGTTGACCACCAGCGTTATACCATTGTGTTCCTTGTGCGTTAACACCATTTGAACCAATAGAAGTAGCAAAACCACCTAAAGCTCTTACATAAGCTCTAGCAATGTTTTGTGATACGTAAATATGTAAATCTTCCTTATTGTAAAGTGCAGAAGGTACTGCATCAACAATAGAGCCTAATTTATCAATTACGTTAGCAGCAGTTACAGCAGCGTGTGAAGCTACATCAATAACATCAGCATCAGCTAAAGCTAAAGTTGTTAATCCATCAAATTCACCAGCGTTTGCATTAACACCTTCCCAGATATTAGATTCAGTTTTTTCAGCTACTAAACCAGCTACGTGGCCAATAATGAAATCTGAAAATTTAGGTGGCATTTTATCAAATGCAGAATATCCCATTTGAGCAGCTTCCCAATCAGATTGAAAATCTTGCTTACAAAATTGTAAGTTTACTTGAAACTCCTCTGGTTGTAGTAGTCTCTCAGTTAATGTTACTGTAGCAGTTGCATCAAAATCACAAGAAGCGTTTTTAATTACGTTTGCATCAGTAGCTACTTTTTTCATAGTAGACTTATATTTGATATTAGGCATTACTTCTATACCGCCTTTATCAATTGTGTTAGCACTTAAAAGAGCAGCAGAGATATATTTACCTGCAAATTCTCCAGCGTAAGTACTTGTTATACTTGTTGTTGTCGCCATTTTTTTATTATTTAATTATTGTTAAAAATTTTATCAAAAACCCTGTCTTTAGTTGTAGCTGTTCTATTGCTTGCAATATGAAAATTTACTTTATTATCAACTTCAGCTTCAGGATTATGTTTTACAGGTTCAGGAGCAACAGCAGAAAGTTCTTCTTTCTCTTCTATTACTTCTTCCTTCATTTCTTCTTTGTCTCCAAATTTTTCATCAATCATTGCTTTGATTTCTTCAACAGCAGATGCGAATTCTTCTTTGGTTACATATTTCATTTCTTCTTTTTCTTCTTCCTCTAATTCAGTTTCTTTAACTTCTTCAGATTCTTCAGATAATTCTTCTTCAACTACTTCTTCTTCAGCAGCTTCTTTAATACTGTCAATTAAACCTTCTTCAGATACAACTAAAATTTTATCACCTTCTAATTCGTATTCACCAACAGGTAGAGCAATTTGCTCATCTTCAGTTTTAATAAATACAGATTTTCCAGCTTCAAAAGATTCTGCAACTAATACAGTACCATTTTCTAATGTAATTTCAGCCATTTCTATTTTTTCTTCAGAAAGATTAACTTTTTCACCAACAATATTTTTTATTTTGTTTAGTATTTCGTTTGCTTTCATAATTTGAGTATATACCTATAAACGTTTGAAAACCTTTACTGTTATATTTTTTTTCAACTTTATTTTATACTTTGCCTATTCCTTGTGCTTGCAAGCTACCATCACAGCACTTATTACTATATCTTTTACCATCTGGACATAAACAACCACGCTTTGTATTTTTAGGTGATGTGTTGCTTGGGGTTTTAAATTTTTTACTTCTCATAATTATTTTTTTATATGTTCTTTACAAGGCATATACCATTCTTTGCCTTCAAACTCGTGAACGTGAAAACCTTCACATCCAATATTTTGAGCCATCTCTTCAGCTTTCTCTTGTGTGCTATAAGCTAATCTGTCATCAATAATAGCAAAGGTTTCATCAACTACCATAGAAGATAAATTAATTTCTCCTAATTCCTTTAACTTGCTTTCACTCCATCTTAAACCAGCTTTACCACCCCACAATAAGTAACTAATAGTACCACAAGCTTTTGTATCTCCTTCATCATAATATTCTTGCGCTCTTGATAAATAAGAATACATTCTTTTTAATGTTTCTTTACTAATGTTTTCTTTTTGTGCTAGTTGTTGTCCTCTTATTTTACCCACTTGTGTTGCACATTTATTATTAACTTTTTCATTTAGTTCAATACCTCGTTTTGCATTATTACTAACTGCTTGTGGATAATCTTTAAATGTTTCTAATTCTGTTCTTTTACCAGATTTAGTTCTTTTATCTTTTTTTATTAGTGCCTTAATATTACTAAGCATATATTCAGCTTCAGCATCTTCAATAGCTTGCATCTCTGCTTTTGTATCTGGTTTTTTAATTTGTGCTTTATCAGCAAAATAACCTTCAATACTAAAACCTTTTACTTTACCAGTTTTAACATAGTTTTTCCAAACATCTTCATTTTCTACTTTCATTGAAATCATCCACGTGCCTTTAGGTACACTTAAGCCATACTTCTTAGATTTATCCATTTCAGTATCTTCAACAATCCAAGATTCAACAACAGTTAAATTGTTAATTTCCATTTCGTGTTCTAAGGTTGCGTTGTTCTGCATACTATTTTGAAAAAACAACTCGCTTGCTCTCCTAACTGTTTTTTCAGAAAAATAAACGTAAAAAGTATTTTCTCCGTTCTTTCTAAAGATTGGTTTGTTAGGTATTAAAGCAGCTCCCATTAATAAACGCTTTTCATCATCTATTTTAGCTAATTTAATTTCTTGCTCTGATAGTGTTACAAAGTCAGATTCTATTGCTGGCATCTCAACGATGCTCACAGCTTCAATTCCAGTTAACCCTTCACTATCTTCATCTAGTATTAATTCTATTATATCCATTGTATTTTGTTTTAAAAAGTTGCTTGTGTAATTGTATTATTTTGTAACTGTTGTGCGCTGGTTACATCTCCAGCTACTACAAATGCTTGTACTGGTGGTTGTTGTCCTAATGCACCAGCTACTTGATTAAATCCTGATTGCCCTACTACATTAAAAGATGGTGGTTGTGTTGCTGCTGTTAAACTACCTCCACCAGTATTATCATTCGTTGTTGGTTTTACACTACTACCAGAATTAAACCTTGTTGTTGCTATAGTTGCAATTTGAGCTGCACCAGCTAAAGCCATTGCAGCAGCAGCAGCATAGTTTGTAAAAGTTAAAGTTTTTACTGGATGTGAAAGTTCATTCATAATACCTTGTGCAGTGCTTATTGTTGCCTGTGCTATACCAATAGCTTTATTAATTTTAAATGCTTTTTTTGCTCTTGCTTCATCACCTTTTGCAAATGCATCTGCTAACTGACCAATTGAACTCAAAGTGTTAGATGCAATGTTTATTCTTGTGTTAGCTTCTGCTATTCTTCTTTCATAAGATTTATTGTCACGTATTACATCATCGCGAGTACGTTCTTTATTAACTTTTTTGATATGCCTTTCTACTAAATCTTCTGTACCAGTTCTTACTTCTACTTTTTGTGCTTCTCTTTTTTGTAGTTTTGGTAATGAATCAAAATCAATTTTCTCAATAGCAAATTTAGCTGTTCTTAAATTTTGTAGTTCTTTTATTTCATTTTGTATTGCTTGTACTTTTTCATTTCTTGCAGCTAATTCATCTCTTGTTTTTGCTGCAGTGTTTTGTATTACTTTTAACTCTTCTTGTTTTAAAAGTATTAAATCTCTTGTTTTGTTTGTTTCCTCTTCATTGGCTTTTTGTGCAGCTTTTCTTTCTGCTTTTTCTTCATTTCTAAATGTAGTTAATGAAGTTTGTAATCTTTTTTGTAATCTTAATTTAGATGTGTTTAACTGTATCAATTGAGCTTCTAATTGTGCTTCCTCATCTAAATCTTCTTTAGTGGATTTACTTAAACTATTCTCAAGTTTCTTTGCTTCAAATCTTAATCTTGCTGCTTCTATTTCTTGGTTGGTAATTTTTTCTTCTAATGCAGATGCTTCTTCTAAAAATTTAATTCTTTCACTAACAGAAAATTTATCTCTTTGCTCTGCTTTGAATCTTAAATCTGCAATTTTTCTATCTGCTTTTGCTCTTTCAACAGTATTTTTTCTTTCTATTTTATCTGCTTTAGCTCTATCATCAGCAATTTTTGCAGCAACTTTACCTTCTTCTTCAAGTTCTTTAACAAATTCTTTTGTTTTGTTTATTGCTTCTTGTGTTTTTTCAATTACATTATCAATACCTAAAACAACTTTTGCTGTTGCATTGGTTGCTACTTTACCAGCTTCTTTAAATTCACCTTTAAATAATAAACTAACAGCTTTACCTAGTGCTGGAATTAACTCCATTATACCTTGAAACCTGTTAATAATATTTTCTTTAATTAAATTAGCAAAATCTTTTATCGCCTGTTTTGGATTTTCAAAAACAGATATTACAGCTTCCCCAAAATCTGCTAATAAATCTAAAACGTTGTTTACTACAGAACCAATAACACCCATTAATTTAGCAAACTTATTTTGTCCTGCTTCACTTCTTGTAAATGCTTGACCAAGTGCAACTACAGCCAATACTAAAGCACCAATACCTGAAGCAATTATTGCAACTCTTAAACTTTTAAAAGATTTTACTGCTCCTAATACATTTGTTTTTAAAGCATTAAATCTACCTACAGCTCCACCAGTAATAGTATTTAAACTGTTTTGTGTGCTTTTAGCATCTTTGCCAGTATCTTTAATTGAATCGTTTAATTCATTAACTTCTTTTACTGCTCCTTTTGTTTCTACATTAACTTTATATGTAACTTCTTTCATTTCTTCATTCTTAATTGGTTTAAACCTTCTTTAAATGTTAGTGGTACTTTGTTAATACCTAATGCAATATTTATATGTTTATCATATAATTTATTTTCTTTACAAAATTCTAATGCTTCTAATATTGTTTTCACGTTGGTTCATTTAAAAGTTCAAAAGATGTTTCACCACTTTGTAGTTTAGTAGACATTTTATTTATTGTGTAAGCTCTTGTTCCTACTACAATCAAATCATCTAAGCTTAAAGTGAGCAAAACTTTTAAAGGCAATACAGCAGAGAACTTAAATATTCTTGTTCTCTTATTAAATACTCTTAGTATGTAGTTTTGATAATATGTTTGAAATAAGCTGTTGTTGTTACCACTATAATCAGTTAGTGTATAGGTGTTTATTTCACTACCAAAGTTTAAGTTGTAAGTTGGTGGTGTTGAAGCTGTACCTAATTCATTACAAACACTTGGAATCCAATAATCATCTAAAGAAGAATTTGTTCCAGTTGGACATAAAGCACCATATGTTTCAGGCCTCGTGCTATCTAAAAAATTAATTGATGTAGCTGCGTTATTTTGATAGATACCATAAAATAAAAGTGGTTGCCCTATATTTGGACTTAAATTAGTATCTAAGAAACTTCCAACTTGAACTGTAGTTAAAGCACCACTTGTTTTATCTTGCAACCTTTCAAATAGCATATGTTCAAAAGGAAGATTTATTTGATAAATACTTTTCTTACTTACATCAGTTACATAATTTAGTTCTCCATACTTTTGGTTATTTAATAATTGAAACTGCTCTGCCAGTATGCTTTTTGGTTCTGAGTATTCAAAATCTACTTCACTAAATGGTATCACATCACAAACAGTATGTTCATCTGTTTTTACATATTGTGTTATATCTTGAGTATCTCCACTAGCATAATAACTATCTAAGGTTTTAACAACTATCTCATTATTAAAATCAATAAAAGCAGTTAAATTAAATTGTCTAAATAAACCATTTAAAAAGTCTTTAAGCTTTAGTTTAGGCATCTGTTCAGTAACAACTACCAATTTATCTTGTGGTGTTAATGTTGTTGAATTACTTGTGAATGTTGCACTCCAATTAAAACTTAATACAGACCCATCAAAATTGTTAAAACTAAAATCTCTTGTAATTGTAAATTTAGATTGAAATTGTATTGAAGATTCTGACATTAACCTACCAACAAAATCATTACCATTAGGATTAAAAGAAATTAAAGAAGCTATATCTAAACCATTAGCACCACCAATTGTTAATACAACAGAACTTGTGCCACTTTGATTTTCTACTTTTGCGAATGACTCCCAATTATTAGCTCGCACTATTTCTAAACTATATTCAACTGATGTAAACCCACTTGCTGGAGTTACTTCAAAAGTTATGGTAGTAACATCTGTATCAGGCCCAAAATTCGAGTTCCATTTATATATGCCAGTATTTAAAGTGAAGTAACCTGTAAAACCAGCAGTACTTGTTAACTCTGCACAGTTTGAACCGCTACAAGTGTAAATATCACTATTGCCAATCCAAGTTCCAGCAGTAGCCATTTTTCCTTTTTCTCTATGTAACCATAAATACAAATTATTCATAGCAGCAGAATCAAAAAATTCACCAGTTTTAAAAGTTATGTTGTATTGTTCTTCAATAGCTTTTATAATATTCTTAACTGTAACTGCTGGTTTTAAATCCTCAGGAACAACACCTCTTCTTTGATGCTGTGAAGAATGTGTGCTAATATTTAGACCAGTGTCCATATTATTAGTGCCATCATAAATATAACTTTGTGAGTGTGCTATTAATGGGTATATTATTGCATCGTTATAAGCTACAGAATCTACAGTAAAATTTAAACCATTCTCTAAACCATCTTTAACATTAGTAGCTGTTGCACTATGATTAAATTCATTTAACCAAACTAAATCAGAAAGTTCATCTTCATTAATAGCATTTTTAAAAGTTGTTGTGCTTCCAAAGAATGTTACCTTATACATAGAAGGTTCTCCAAACTTCATAACAACTTCATTCAATTGTATTTTACCAAATCTAAAATGTAAATGATTTAATTCAATTCTTGACTCACAAAAAACACTTGAATCAAAACCATCAATGTCTGGATTATACCAATGTTTAAAAATCTTGTTATTTGTTTTACTTGCTGGTAGATTAAATGTTCTACTGTAATCTGTAAATATTTTTTCTATATCATTTACATCTTGTATAACTTGAGTTAGTTCAATTAAATCTTCTTCCATTAAATCAACTCTAACAAAGTCTTGTTCAGTTGTTGTGTTTCTTAACTGTGGCTGTATGTATAGAATAATTTTCTGCACTATCTAATGTTGTTTACTAAACTGAAAGATTTATCAAAACTCATTGTGTAATTTATTAGTCTATCGTTTAGACCTGTTTTTTTAGCAAATGAGCTTTCTTTTAAATTGACTGGAAATATGTTAGCACTTGAATCTGTTAGCCAGATATATTCACTAACCATTAATTCTTCAAAATAAGGATTCATTAATTCGTTAACATATCCAGTATTTAAAACAATAGATTCTGTAGCGTTTGCATTGAAAGTTTTCTTTGCGTGTGCTGTTGTAGAATATAGGTTGTATTCTGTTGTAACTCTACAAGGGTCGTTAGGTTCATTAGGTGGGTTTGTAGTTACTCTTCTTGCTTCAAAAATACTTCTATTAAAGTTTTCTCTAGTTGCTTCTAAGCTTTCGCTAGACTTCTTAAAAAAGAATAAATCTTGTAAAGCTCCCCATCTGTTAACAAATGTTATTTTATTTACTGGATATTTACACTCTTCAATTCTTGTTGTGTAAATAGTTACAAAACTTGTTGTGTCATAAGTTAATTTAACTCTTGCAACATCTTTAATATCTGTATTAGTAAATTGAGCAAATTGAATTTTTTGATTTTGATTACCATTATCTGTAAAAGTATCTGTTCCAACATTAATACCATTGCTTGCTATCCAATCAACTTGACTTACTCTTTCAACATTTATTGGTATTGTTAGTGTGCTGCCTTTATGATATTCAAAATGTGTTCCTGTTATCATTGCAATAGGTTCTGTTGTGTAGTTAACACCATCTTTAAATTTGTTAAAACCTTCTTGAGCTAAGTAATTATTTGAAGCTACTGAACCAATTATGGTTCCATCTGCTTCTCTTGCTGATGTTGCAACAGTTACCCAAATAGAAGATTTAGCAGCAGCATAAGTTCCTGTAAATATTTGTTCTATATGGTCGTTAACTATTTCACTAATATCAAATGAAACAGAATCTTCTGTTCCTAATGGTTTTTTTTGTAGTGAATAAGATGCTGTTAAATTATCACAAGGGTCTTGAGTGTTTTCTAATCCACCAAATACAGTTATGTTAATTTGAAAGTAACTAAGGTTAACACTTGTTTCTTGTGGTGTTCTTATAAAATATGGGCTTCTTGTTCTTATTATTGTACTCATTGTAAATCTAATTTATCTTCTAAATAACCAGCAACTATTTCATCTCCGTATAAATCTAAACCACGTTCAAAAGGTTTTGTAAAAAATAATGTTGCTCTAATACCTTTGTTTTTAATACTTCTTGCAATTAAGAAATTAAGTGATTGCCTACTTACAAACCTACCTTGTTTATCTCTTGGTGCTATACCTTTTCTAATACTCCACTTATCAAATACTGAACTTGGTGGTTGTTTAGTTGTGTATCTAAATGGACTTGAAGAGCTTTCTGGATATGTTGATTTAGAACCTTTAACACCTTTGTCTATAAACTCGCCATACTTCTCGCTAAGGAACGAAATTTTATCTCCTTGTATTTTATACTCTAAACTATTATATAGTTGCTTAGAAGCGTTGTTTTTCTTTTTAGTAAGGTTGCTTCTTGACTGTTGTATAACGTACTTAGCGTATTTCTCTAATGCTTTTTTAAATTCACTCATTAGCAGTAAGTCATTTCATCATTAGTACCAGCATCAAAAGTAACAGCCCAACCGCAAAGCATATTGTCAAAACGCTCTGTGAAAGGTTCACAAGTAGCTGAATTAATTAACTCAAATTTATCTTTGTATAAATCACTCTTTTGTAAAACTCTAATAACTCTTGTTGCTAATGCAAGTTGAGTATTTAATATATCTTGCCTGTTATCGTTACCTCTATATAAATCTGTTACTTGTTCATTGCTAACATCTACTAAATCCATAAAGAAGATAGTGATATTAAATGTTATATAATTGTTGTTTATTGTACTGTTATTTACCATTACGTGAGATAGTGGAAACAAACTCTGCTTCTTTAAATCAATATCAGCTATATCACCAAATGTTATTTCGTTGTTAAATGGTTCTGCAACAATTACTTCTTTTATTTTATCTATTATATTGTAAAAACTGTTCATACTACTTTTATATATCTTGGTGTGTGTTCTCCTAAATCTTGATTTATAAATTCATCTAAGTCATCAATAGCATTATCAAAATCCATATTATCTCTTTGTATTAATAAATCTAAACATATCCAATAATCATAAATAGCTTGCACTGGATTGTTAGCTGTAATACCTAAAAATGCTTCTTCAAAGCCATCAACTAAAATTATGTGTTCATTCTCAATTAATAAATTGCGTTCTGTTAATTCTTCTAATATATCATCTTTTGTCATCGTTGGCTTCTTTTTAATATCTGTTGTTCTAATTCATATTTATCTTTTTCAAATGCTAAGTGCATTAAACAGGTGTGTAATTTTGATTTGGTAATTTCATTGTGTTTGAGAATGTCTCCATTAGTAAGTCCATAGATAGATTGATACCACCCCCATTTTGCAGAGAATCCCGCAGATGCTGAGGAAGCTCTATCTCCTGTTGCGTTGCTAAATAGTTCAGGATAGTTTTCTGTAATTCGTTCTTTAAACTGTAAAAAAAAACAAGAGAACCAAATACAATATCTAAAGTTACTTCTGACATATCGTATTTTTCAGCACTATCATAATCTTCTATTAAATACTGTTTCTTCTTCTTGTAAGTTATTGGTCTATATAAAACACCTATTGCTTTGTTCATTAAATCCCAATCAGCTAAGTAAGTATCTAAATCTACATATTCACCAAATGATATATCATCCAGCTTTGGTATGAATGCAAACTCTTTATCGTTTAAAGTAAACCTATCTATAAACTTAGGTTCGTTATTAAATAGTTTTGATAGTTCTTCGCAGATGTTGTTGATATCAGTAGCTTTTATTTGTAACACATTCTTAAGTGGTATATTACAAAATATTTCTACCATCTTTTGTTGTAGAAACGAATCCAGTTCTTTACCCTCAGCAATCTTTAACCACTTTTGGTATTGCTTTAAAGTAACCTCATTAAGAGTTTCTGGTATGTTAATTGTTAGTTTCATTTATATATAAACGTTTAAATTAGTGAATCGTTATATACAAATATAAAAAAAAGTAGGCAATGCTCTTTTGCAAATACCTACTTTAAACCAAAACATAAATTTTAAATCAAGACTTTAACTAAACGTATTCAGAAAGTTGTTTATTATTTATAATCAAATATAATAAAAAAAAGCTACCTATTACAGTAGCTCTTTAAAAAGAAAGTATATTTCTTATCTATTGACCATTTGTGAGGATACATATATTTTTCAGCTACTGCTAAAAACTTACCACAACTGTTACAAAATATTTCTGTGTCATCATTTACCTCTTTTATGTTTGGCAAATTTTGTGGTTTTGCCTCTATACATATATTACATTTTACTTTCATTTGTTTTGGTTTTAATTTCTGAGCACTTACGCTAAGATAACTCGGCTGGCTCTTAGTATTTTTTTATTTTAAATCTCCATTACTGTGCCAAAAAGTTTTATCTAATCTTTCTATTATCCATTTGAACCTTGTATTTTCATTTTCTTCTTCTTGCATATTTGCAAGCATAGGAGCTTCTTGCATTGCTTTTGTATTTGCTTTTATTTTATCCTCTAACATACTAATAAATAGTAATGCTTCTTGTGATGTCATTGATACTTTTTTAAAATCTATCATAATATTTGTTTTGGTTTTTTTAATTACAATGCTAATATATAAATATATTTATAAACTACAAAATATTTTAAACTTTTTTTTATTTTTCTTATATATCTTATCTTTTCTTATCTTATCTAAATGCTTGAGGGTGGCTTAAGCGTGGCTTCAATAAATGTGATATTCTCCTAAGTTTGGATTCTGTAATTGGTAACTAACTGCATACCTCAAAGCATCTATAGCGTGATTAAAATTATCTACTGGTGTTTGTGATTTCTTTTCTAACCAACAATAGTTATTTAACTCTTTAATTAATTCTGTACTATCTTCAGTAATTACTAAATCATAATCTTGTAGTAAACTAATACCAAACGTAATACTTCCTTGACCTTTAATTGCTGGTACTACATTACAATCTCTACTTAGTTCTGTTATTAATCTTGGTTCTGCTGAATCACCTACTATTAAATTATCTGCTGCAAACTTTTTATTCAATTGTAATATCTCGCTTGTAGTTAATTTAGTTTGGTAGAAACATAGTTGTATATAGATAACTTTATTTTCTTTATCTATGCTTGTTTTAACTAATGTTGAGGGGTCATTGCTAAAACCATAATCTTGGCCATAAACTACTTTACCTACTTGCTTAAATTCTCCTATACTCCAATCAG